TCTATCATTTCGCCTGTACCCTTCCAACTAGGGCGATGAGGCCCCTCACGAACCACCTCGCAAATAGTATTTGGAAAACGTGGGTCTTTGACACGATTCATTGTCACAGACATCACTGCCATTTGTCCAGCGGCGGGTTGGTTTCGTGCCTCGTGATATACATTCTCTGCGAGACAATACGCCTGATCAGTCTGCCAATCATCCACAGTTTGGTCTGGTAGATCGGCAGCAGCTGGTGATATAGACGTAATAAACGAAACAAGTAGTTCTTTTAACATTATTGTGAAAGTACCTTCATGTTGTTTTCTGATTCGATGGCATCATTCTCATGTTGCTCATCAACTGAGTTATCAAGTTCCTGCCACGCTTTGGTAGAACGAATCTTTGATAGAAGCATCCTATCCTTACGGAGTCGGTTCATAATAATCTTGTTCGCTTCCTTATCGGAATACTCCAAGAGTACATATGCACGATACTTTGGGCCATTAGAAACAACTTCTGTTTCCGACACTTTGTATCCAGCAACGTCCACATCTGCAATGATGTTCTTGGTTGCTTTTTCTACTTCTGACATCACTGATGCAGTTTCTTCATTACCAATCTTTGCAACGAAAGATTTGGTTTGAGAACGAACACGACCATTGATTCTATCAGCGAGTGTAGTCTTTGCATTCAATACCGCAAGATCAATAGACAACTGTAAATCAGTAGTTGCTGCTGTTCCTGTGGAATAGATTGCAGTTTCACTTTCTGGCATCTTCTTGAACCAATCGGGCATAACCTCAATCTGTTCATTTACTACCTTTGATTTGTAGACATATGTTTCTGCGTCTACTACAGCATTTGGTGGAACAGTCATTGCTGTCTCCACTACTTTATTGGAACTGCAAGCACCAAGCATTGCAACCGCTCCAAGTAAAATGACCTTCTTCATTATATCAAACCCCTTCCAGTAAGTTTACTAAGTCATCACGAATGCCAGTCTCTACAAAAATATCAGAGAGTACTGACCCTATCTGTGGGTAATATGTTACGAGAACAACACCCAACACAATTCCTATTAAAATCTTCATCATCAATAACAGTCCGTTCCGCCTGTCGCCCAATTTGCATAACATTTGCCTGGCGTTCTACCATCGGCAAACCCAATTGTGAAACCACCAATCGTGATAGTTTTTTTACTACTTGGTATATAACTTACCACATTATTGGTACTGCTGTCAACAAGTTTTCTAGAAATAACTCTTTCAGTTACAACTGGTGTACCTTCTTGAATAACTGGCGTACTCTCTTGGATAGTTACTGTTTCTGTGGGCGCCTCTGCAACAACAGGTTTATCTTGGATTGAACAATTCATTTCAGTCTTAGCAGATAGTATCTCTGGGGATACTTCTGAAATAACAGACTTCTTAGCATTCACTGTGGCGTTATCACAAGCATCATTCTCAGTCATGTCAGGCCCAAACACATAAGAACCCTCAGCGGGGTAGGTCTGTCCGTTAATAGTAACATCCATAGTCATCATACACTTACGAGTGTCCTCAACATATGGAAAAACCTTCCTGTCAATATTTGAAGTCTTTTCGATTTGTTGTGTCCAATTCGTCTGTACATCCTTGACGTAATCACACGGCGAATCTGCAACTGCATAGTTACAACTTGCAAGTCCTAGAATACCAATTGTTCCAATAACAACTTTTACCATTTCCATTCTCCTATTCCGTCAGTGGGGCAACCACCTATCGTTCTCAGATAACACTGCTTATGTAGGTTAGCGGCGAGTTCGATAGTTGATGTGCATCCACTTAACATTATAACAACTATTATACTAGTAAGGAATTGAATCATCAATCTCGTATCCAACAAGATTCTGAGACACAGATTTATTCCAATCCCAAGAAGCACCGTTTTGTTCTTCGGCACTCTCAATCACCTCACTGGCATACGAACCGAATGACCATCCGAACTCTTCGATTGCCTTTTCGATGATTACCTTTGGTGGTTCAAGTGCCACTCCATCAGCAGTGTAGAAGTCATACACAAATTCTTCTACATCCATCATAATACTTTTCACTTTACCCATTATATTTTCTCCCCTTCAAGAGTTTCAAAACCACACGGAGCAACAACATATTTCTCCGTACCAACCAGAACTTGGTCACCAACTGAGGTAGAGCGTAAACCCAAACCTTCTGAGACATCACCCATAACAGTAACGTCATCGTTACCATCTTCTGGCATCTTCAATGACCAACTGTCAAAGATGTTCTGTGTCCAACGATATGCATATTCAAGTTTCTCACTCAAAGTCATATCTTCTTTTACTTTTACAAACGCAACGGTTGACGGTGAATCCTCAAACGCTGTGTGAATAACTGCAACTTGTTCCATAACTTTTTTTCCTTTCATTCTCATCTTACATAGCTACTATAACAGACTGTCAACACTTTGTCAAGTAGTTTTATAGTATTTTTTGTACAGGTAATCTAACCTTTTTATCTCTGGATGCTTTCTAATCCACATTCCTGTACATGGTTCAAACTGTGTCTTGAAAAAATTATCCATCTTTTCATTACCAGTTTTCTCATTTGGATTTATCTCCAAACTCAATTCATCATATTGATGATCTGTCATAATACTGTCGACTAGAAACTCATAGGCATAAGCAGCGACTGACAGTTTGATTCTGTTTTTTATTTCCTTAGAGTACATCTGCATCCCATACTAATTGAGCAAGTTTGTCTTGCATCTTATATGCTTCCTTTTCCCAAGGTAAATCATAATATGGAGTTTTGGGGGCAATCTTTTTACCCTTCCATTTCACACCATAACCACAAGTCTCTTTTCTTGCAAACTGTTTTACATGAACCATCTCGTGACAAATAGTAGTAACGAAATCTTTCAGTGTCAATTTGTTGTGTACGTCAATCGTAAAGTCACGATTCGTATCTTCCATCATACACCAACCAACAGCGTCATCTGTCAACTTTTTAATATTGACAGTAATGAATAATGTTCTCATGCGAGGCATAAGAGCGTTAATCATCTCATTAACAGTCTTTTCAGCAACCTGTTTTTGAAACTTGTTTCCACCAATGACTTCAATAAAGTTCATAACTATCCTTTCTTAACCTTACATATAGATCATACCTGTTTTAATAACAAATGTCAAGAGAAAAATACAAAAAAAAATCCTTGAAAAACAAGGACTTATGAAATAATTTGAAAAAAGTTGGAGCGGATAGACGGAATCGAACCATCGTCATTAGATTGGAAATCTAAGGTAATACCATTATACGATATCCGCTTAGGAAATGATGAGGGGCAACTGCGAGAGAGAGTTGAGAGAGAGGTGTCACCCCTCATCATTGTTTTATAGTAACACTAAGTTACTGGAAAGTCAAGAGATTTTTGCAAGTTTATGTGCAGAAGAAGTAGTTTCCACTACTCTACGAGTCCACCCCCTTCCGAATGTTTCAAAGGTTGATAGTTTTTCATAGTACTCTTGACGGTTTGCTTGATATGTATCAATGGTTGCAGCAAGTCCTTCAACTTGTACATATGCTTCAAGCGCTTTAAGAGTGTTGGGCCCAATGCCACCATCGACAGTAGTACCAATCATTCTTTGTAGATATTTCGCTGCTCTACCTGTTCCGGCATTTACGCCAAAATCGAAAACACAAAGATCAAGTCCATCAGGCAAGTCATCGCCCTTTACTCTATCCCAATATGATTTCTTATAGATAGGGGCGACATCTTCAACCGTTAGGTCTTTCATGTCTTTCTCGCCCCCATGTTCTTCCCAAACCCTTTTGGTGACGCCGAGGTTGGTCTCGCCGCCTGGGTCTTTCGGATGATTTACATAACCACCTTCGTGGTGTAGAATCATCTCCAAACAAGTGTCGTAATTATGCTTCATTTTAACTCCTAATGAAATTATCGTTCCAACCGAACGCTTCTTTGACTACCTCTTTTGATAGTCCTTTATAAACTTGATGCAGTTTCTTATCTTTGGTATCAATAAGAAGTTGCGCCTCAGTAAAGTGCAGTCCTTCTAGCATTTGAATAAACATATTCTCACGCTTGAACTGTGGCAAAGTGTTGTCTCCACCCTTAATGAATCGAAACAACTTCTTTGATTCCATTGCTAGTACAGTATGTTCTGTACCCTCTGGTGAGTCGTTCTTTTCGTATGGTACATTCCCCTCTGGGATTAACCATTCGATGTTAGGGTCAAATGAACCCTTGATAATCATCCTTAGAGCATCTGTATCGTGCTCTTTTAGAAGTTCAATCTTCTTCGCTTTGGTTTTAGCGTTATGTACTTTCTTCAATACTTCTGAAAGTAGTGGTGTATAGTTCGGCATATTAAAAGTCTCCAATGTCATTCATAAGATTTTTCAATCTCTTTTGTATAAAATAATTTAGTAGTTTTGACCTGTCACCTTTTGGTGGTAGTTCATACTGTTCTAAAATCTCCGCCTTCAATGGTTTTGGAATTTGTTCCAAATCAATTAAAACTTTGTTGCGTTGATAGTTCCTAAACATCTCCTCGTTACAGAAATCTTCTGGGTTCTGATCAATCCAGTTTGCAATCTTTTTCTTAGCAAGTGGTTTCTGACGCAACTCGTCTACAAAGGTATTGTCGTTTGATAGGAAGTTTGGAATACCATCACTCCTATCACCCTTCAATATATGTTCTCTAATATATAGGTTGGGGTCTTGCCCGTTCACAAACTTCTTCAATACTGGTGAATACTGTTTTACAAAGTTGTGTTTCTGCAACTGAATAAAATCTTTGTCACCAGATAGAATGAGAACCTTTTCGTATGCAGATGGCGTTACAGCGATGTGTTGTATTACTGCTGCAATACAATCATCTGCCTCAGCACCGTCCACTTCCAGAACCTTGTATGGGAATGTATCTCGTATCTCATCACGAATAGCGTTGAGTGTTTCAAAGATTAGATTCCAATCAAGTCCAGAGTTTTCTCTATCTTTCTTTCTGTTAGATTTGTAATTGGGAAAGTATTCTCTTCTCCAATATCTTTTGCTGTCATAACAAAGTACAAGTTCACCATATTCTTCTGAAAACCTAGAACGATACATTCTAAGTGAATTCAAAACCATATGGCGAACCATGTCTCCATCGACATCGTTCTGTCTTTTAGAACCAATTTGCATCATTAGATTGCTGATGGTGACTTGGTTCATATCAACTAATATCATTTTTTCACCTTATTTTTCATAGTATTATATATTACAGTAAAACATCACGAATGTCAATAGATTTATTCATCGGATTTTTCGTTGTCGTTTACTTCTTCTTTCAAGTCCTTTACTACTTGTTCCATCGAACCATAATCAAACTCTGTATAGAGTCCTTGTTCATCGTCATACGCCGAGTTAACAAAAATATCTACCATCTGTTGCATAGGGTGTTTGATATCCATATCCCTATAAATGATTGCTTTTACCAACTCAATCAGAAATCCAATGTCCTTAATAAACTCTGGGTTCTCTGTATCTATATCGTTCTCATTCATGTTGTGAATCATGTTCACAACTAATCCTTCTGTAAGATGGTCGGCGACCTTTATATCTGTATGCAACCTTATCGCCGTATCAGTAATTTTGAATTCTGGTCGATTGACCATCTTATTTGGAAATTGTATAATCTTGTTATCACTCATTCTCCATTTCCCTTGTCCATACACACTGAATGTCTGGATACCAAGTACCCACATTTCGTTTGGGTGTGCCGTCTGGATGATATGCCATCACTAGACATACCGTTCTGGTCTTGTTTTGTCCATGTTCGCCCCAAAACATATCTAACCAGATACCATCTCGCAAGTATCGTTCCATGTTACGAATGTAACCTTCTGCACTTGCAAGTCGTGCTTCTGCACCTTTTACTTTTCTGCGAACATCACTTCGAGCGATAGACACTAGTTCTTTCTGTGTCTTAATCCACGCTTTTACTTTGGTGTGATGCCATGGGTCATCTTCACTTCGTTCTAGAACTGATGGATGAATTGATTTATATTGTGGTGGATTCTTTGCAATACGTTCTGCTCTTGCTTTTGCAAGACGCTCCCCTGCCGCCTTCTTTTGTTCAGGCGTCATAGGTTTACGTTTTTTACGAGTCTTTGATAGGGTTGAGTCTGTCTCCACATTAGCACGCCGTGCCATTTCATCACCTCTTAGATTAATAACCTAGTTCTTCAAATCGCTTTTGCATTTTGCGTTTGTATCTACGAGTAGCAGCAGCTTTTTCTTTTCTGCGTTTCGTACCTCTACTTTCAAAGTAAGTACGCTCTCGTAGTTCTTGGAAGAACCCATCTCGTATTAGACGCTTCTTCAACACACGCATTGCACCATTAACGTCACCGTTCCTAACTAGGACAGTAGTACCGCCTAATGGTTTTTCATTTTTGTTCCTTTTTTTATACATTCTTTCCTCAAGAGTTAGTTTGGCCTGTC